TTTTATAAATATATATAATTATTTTTTACCCTGTGGATAACTAAATAATTTATTTAATATCAGTCACTTACGAATGGAGTAATTTCAATTTCGCAGGGGTCTCCCGCATAACACCACCGAATATTGATAGATTCGCAAAGGTGATCGTCATTAATGACCCCGCCTTTAACCAGCCCGTCAGACAGTGCTTTCAGAAGGTTATCGAGATCCCTGCGGCGGTTATCAGGCCGTCTAACTCGAATTTTCAATTCAAATTTGCCTTCGATCACAGTCTGCCCACGCATTTGCTGTTTAATAATTATATAGGCGGTATCGAGCCATGAACTATAGAGGTCACTCTTGTAAATTTTCCCCCTCGATGTTCGGAACAATCTGTTTGCGCTTGGCGGTAAAGGCAACGATAGTTTGATCACTTTTTTGGCCTTTCAAAATGCCTGCTTCAATCATGTAATTATATACAGTTGCTTCTGGCATTCTAAGGAAATATGCAATTTCATATGTATCATTGCCGCGATGCCACAGCGTTCGCATTATGTTTAAAACTTCAGTCATGGGGTTCATATTTTGCATAGATGTCTGGCCTTATCTTCTCAACAGGTATACCCGTCAAAGCAGATATTTTTTGCACATGATTGACAGGCACTCGCCCCCATTTTGAAACGGCTTGGAATGATATATTTATTTTTTTTGCAAGTGGTCGAACACCGCCAGTAAGAAGCAAAATGTCAATCAAAATTTGGGTGCGATTTTGTTTCATGCCTATCCCCTTATTCACAGGCTATGTCTACATGCGGTTGACCGCGCCGTCAAGTAATGGTAGACAACACAAATCACAGGTTGTGAAAAGGAGACAAAATGCACCCCGCACATATAGATCAATTGCGCCTTCAAATTGAAGAATTGCGCCGAGCTTTACCAGAAATTGATGCTGACGAGGATCTTCGCGAAGACATGCTCGAAGGCTGCACAGATTACAAAGAAGTCATCGAGAAGCTTGTTTATATTGAGCGCATTACAAAGACAATGATCGATGGTACTGAAATCTACATTGATAAAATGCAGAAACGTAAACGGAATTTAATAGGCAAATGGCAAGGCGTTCGCGACATTATATCATCCGTGATGGAATCAGCGAACCTGCGTAAAGTTGATTTGGTATCTGCCACAGTGACGATTGCAAAGACTGGTCGATCAGTTCAAATCCTCGATGCATCACTGATCCCTGATGAATTATGCAGGATTAAAAAAGAACCCGATAAAATTGCTATTAAGGACGCGCTGTTTGCAGGTGAAACAGTACCCGGCGCGATGCTTAATAATGGCGGGGAAGCATTGAGGATATCATGACATTTACACCTGAGCAGATAACCGAATTAACAGGGCCGTTGGATCGATCATATGTTCGAGAAAGATCACAATCAAATAGAACATTTTCTTACATCGAGGGTTGGCATGCCATCGCAGAGGCCAATCGGATCTTCGGATTTGATGGATGGAATCGAAATGTTTTGGAGTACAAGTGCGTCTCTGAAAAACAAAGGAAAATTGGCCGTGATGGCCGTGACGGTTGGTCCGTTTCTTATATTGTCCATTGTCAGGTTCGTGTTAGCTCTGTCATTCGTGACGGCATGGGTTCTGGTCACGGAATTGATCAAGATCTTGGCCTTGCTCATGAAAGTGCTATTAAAGAAGCTGAAACTGATGCGATGAAACGCGCATTAATGACTTTCGGCAATCCATTTGGTCTTGCTCTGTATGACAAAGATCAAAAGAATGTTGCTGATATTGTTAAGATCAATATGGTGCAGCACGAAGATCCGGCAGTTGTTATGGGATCGATGCTTAATTTTATTAAACAAACAAAAACTAAAGAAGCTTTGCGCTCATATTGGAAACAAATGTCAGGCGTTCGTGCAGCTAGTGGCATTACGCAAAGCAGTGATGAATATGAAGAGTTAATGCAGGCAATTCAAACACAATTGGAGATTATAAATGGCTGACCGTTATGACGTTCTTGTCCCTCGCCCTTCAGCGAAGGGCAAAACATACTTCATGAAACTTGGTGCAATGTTTAGATCGAAAGATGGTGGAGACAAGTTCTCAATCAAGCTCGATGCATTGCCTTTGCCAAATGAAAAGGGTGAGATCTGGATGATGGCTTCCGTTCCTTTGGAGCGCAACACAGACAACAATCGCGCTGTAGCCGGATCTCAGCGGCCATCCAATGCAACTGTCTCTCAAGAGATCGATGATTCAATCCCATTTTAATATTGTGTTTTGACACTTGGGGAACAGTGTCAAGGCAATGGGAGGATCTGGCAGCAATGTTTGGTCCTCCCAATGGTTTTATTAGGGGAAATAAAATGAACGATATTACGTCACCAGATGACAATTTACCGCTATCAGAACAATTTAGAATCATAGCTAAAAGATGTGTTGATCAAGACGCCGCTGCATCAATATTGGAAGAAACCAAATCTGCTGTTCTATCCAGAATGATGATGCAGACTGGTGAAACCGCAGTCAGTAAGGCAGAAATGATTGTGAAAGCTTCGCCAGCATGGGCGGCTCATGTCACCGAAATGGTTAAGGCAAGAGAAAAAGCATCTCTTTCAAAAGTGCAGTTAGAATATATTCGTATGCGCTTTTCAGAATGGCAATCTTTTGAGGCAACCAAAAGAGCGGAGATGAGGCTATGACAATAACAATTACCTTAACGCTTCATGAAGTTGCGTATGCTGCTCAAGCTGGAGTTATGCGGCGCTTAGACAGCATAGAAAAAAAACTACAATCCACCAAACAGGCTGAAGTTAGTTTTTGGAACACAGATATTGACGGTGCTTGTTCAGAGTTGGCTGTTGCTAAGGCATTAGACAAACATTGGGGTGGTCATGTTGGATCATTTAAAGCTCCAGATGTTGGTGAGCTTCATGTTCGCTCTACTGATTATTCAAATGGACAACTCATAATCAGAGAAAACGATCCAGACGAATACATTTATATGTTGGTGATATCAGACTGCCCTACATATAAAATTGTCGGTGGAATGTCTGGAAAGAAAGCAAAACTAAGACCTATAACTAAAGCTCAAAATGGAAAAAGAGATTGTTGGTTTATACCGCAAGATGATTTGTTTCCAGCAGAAGAAATTTTTGCAAGAATTAAATGGGGCAAATAGGAGATAAACATGGCTAAAAAAACAAAACCTAAAAAATTAAAAGCACTGACAAATATGGATAAAGTTTTAATTATGCAAACAATGACTTCGATTATTGCAGATAAGTCAGAAAAATATAGTATTACAAACGAAGATGTTTCTTCTCTTTTATCTTCGTTATGCGCGTCATTTGTAATTAGCATATCATTAAATGATAAAGATTTAATTGTACATTCAGCAGAATTTATAGAGTTATTTTTAAGGGGTTTACCGAGCAGTGACATATTAACCTTTGTGAATAAATTTAATAATGAAGATGATAAAACAGATGGAATAATACATTGAAGAGAATCCGCATCTCAATAAAAATGCGCGTTCATATCTTTGAGCGGCATAAAGGCGTATGCCATCTTTGCAATATCAAAGTAGTGCCGGGTGAACAATGGGATGTTAGCCATGAAATACCCTTGGAGGCGGGAGGCAAGGATGATGTTAGCAATTGGTATGTTGCTCATCGTAAGTGCCATAGACATCATACTGCAAAAGTTGACATGCCGAAGATAGCAAAGATCAAAAGAGTTCGCGCCAAACATCTGGGTGCAGTTAAGTCGAAGACACCGATGCCATTTGGTAGAGGATCTAAACTTAAACGAAAAATGGATGGTACAGTAGTGAGGCGAGAAGAATGAGATTTATGATTATGATGCATATGCCCCAAAGGTCAGCATCCGCTGCTAATCCCGGCACTTTTGTTCACCAGATCTTTGTCGAACACCCATCGAAAAATTTACGTTCATTCATCCATACAATTCTGCAAGATGAAATCATAATTGTTAAGGAGCTATACA